TTAGAGTTTTGCAGTCGATTGGCCGTGGGTTGCGATTGTCGGAGAACAAAAAAGAATGTATCTTAGTTGATATTGCAGATAGATTTACACAATGTAAACATAAATTTCACACATATCAACATTTTTTAGAAAGATTAAAGATTTATGAGAAACAGCAATTCACAGTTGAAAAAATTAAAATTGATAAAATATTAACTGATGAAGAGATAAAGGCCGCATTCGATCTTTCAAAACAATTTAAACCTCCGAAGAAGAAATTAAGATGAAACGTAATTACAAGTTTGCCGACGAAGAACGCACACCGAGACAATTCATCCAGGTGAATTCAAGCGGACTGCTTTTCATGAATTGGATTGATTCGATTGATGATATAGAAGAGAAGAAAATTGCTGTCGAGAAAATCATCACAAACCAGCTACTAATTAACAACGCGTTGATTTCAACAACTTTACACTAAGGAAATACTATGACCATTCTAACTTTCAAAGATTTCGTTTCAGAGGCATTGGACACTGAAGACGAAGTAGTAGCAAAACTCAATTCTCTTGGATTCTCAGTGGAGCGAAACGATTCCAATTACTTCATTCTAACTGTTGCCAAGGACGCACCAGCGGAAGTTCAAAAATTGTATGGATCGAAGAAGCTGAACTATCCAAACCTAGATCAGGTAAAACGATTCATCTCTGCTTTGCCAAGATCAGTCACTCATCCAAAGAAGGCAAAGCAATGAACACTTTGAAATTTGCGGTGGTTGTGCTAACAGTTGTAGTACAATCAGCATTTGCTGGAGAATTGCCAAACCAACAGCTAACTCCAGGAGCAATCAATCCTTCCGTTACTCAATCAAATATCCACCAGACGATTTGTGTTGCTGGGTGGACAAAGACTATTCGCCCGTCCACAAGCTACACTAACCGCGTCAAGCGTGCATCAATGGCGGCGTATGGCATACCTGCCGCCGACATCGATAAGATCGAGTTGGATCACTTGTTGTCCCTTGAGGTCGGTGGTGCTCCATTCGATCCTAAGAACTTGTGGCCAGAGTATTGGTATTTGAATGTCAACGGGCTTGATGAAGGCGCCCATCAGAAGGACAAGGCAGAAACTGCAACGAACCGTGCTGTTTGTGATGGCAGGATTACGTTAATCGAAGCACAAAAGCAATTGATGACAGACTGGCGAGTGTTATATTATCGTTTCGTCGCAAAAGAATTTCCGAAGTTTACACAGAAGTAAAGCTAGGGTCAACTACCATGCCCTATAAAGGACGCGGCTTGCCCACTCCCATGACCAACCAGCATTGTACTGGATCTCTCGATTTTAACGATCATTTTCTGTAGGGCCGATGGGATCTCTAATCCCAAGTCGCCTATTGCATGCGACTTTATTGCTTCTCCATAGCAGTCGGATTGCCCGACCTGGAGGATGTTCAATGCAGCGTTCAAATCACGATCATGATGAGTTCCGCAATCTGGACAAGTCCATTCTCTAGTGCCGAGGTCAAGTGTTTCAAGTTTATGACCACAAGAAGAACAAGTCTTGCTACTTGGATACCAACGATCAATCCGATGGTATGTCCGACCAGCCCAGGATGATTTGTACTGGATCATCCCAGACAAGGTTGACCAAGCCACTTCGTGAATCGCTCTGCTCAGCTTCCTATTCTGTAGCATGTTCTTGCTTGAAAGATCCTCAACATAGATAGAATCGTAATTATCGACTAGATATCTGCTAACTAGATGATAATATTCATTTCTTTGTCGAGTGACCTTTGAATACAAACGTGCTACTTGACGCCGAAGTGTATCGTGATTTTTGCTACCTTTAACGGTTCTTGCGAACTGTTTTTGTTTCAATTTCAACAATTGCTTGGTTCTCGCAATGTTTGGTAAATCATCAGGTCTTTTGAATTTTAACCCATTCGACATGATGAGAAGATCTTTCAACCCGAAATCACAACCGACTTCCCGATAGGTCATCGGTCTTAATGCTACTTCTGTTTCTACTAATATCGATGCATAATATCTTCCGTCAGGATTTCTTGAAACGGTCGCCGATTTAATTTTCGATCCTTCTGGAATTTCTCTGTGGATGGCTGCTTTGACTGACTTTAGTTTTGGAATATGCAGTGTTCCGTCTTCGTTGACGTGAACATAGTGAGTCCTATATGATTGTCTGGAGTGTTTATTTTTAAATTTTGGGACAGCAATTTTTGGACCTTTTCTCTTACCAGTTACTGATTTGAAGAAATTGTCGTATGCTTTTGTTAAATCTTCAGCAGAAGATAGTAGAGCATTCGAATCGACTTCACGCAACCATTCCTTTTCTTTCTTCAGTTTGGTGATATCGTTATTGATGTCAAATCGACTTAAATTCTTTTCGTTGTTCTTATATCGAGTTTGCTGCACTTCGAGGTAATGATTGAAGATCGCTCGCTTGCAGCCAAAGGTTTTGCTTAAGAGGACTTCTTGATCCTTTGTCGGATAAATCCGATATTTGTACGAGATAAATTGTTTCATATACGTATTTATATAATTGTTCAACTTTGACGAAATCACACTAATATACTATTGGAACAAGTTAAAAGCACGCCGTAAAACCTTGGCCTTTCTGCTAGGAAAGAAAAAGGGATTGTTCTTTCGTTCTACGTCTGACCAATCCCTTTAGTTCAACTCCGCCAGCTCTTGTCCATTTCATAAATTCCTCGGCTGCCCCCTTAAAATCGTTGGCTAAGATTTTCTTTCTTAGTGTTGATTTTTCAAGCGTACCTTCTCCGAGATTGTAGCAAAAATCACATAGAGCTGCTAACTGGTTTGCGGAAAGATCGACTCCGTCAAACATCTTAACAGTTAAGTTCATCTTATTTCTAACGACATCTGCTAAATCTTTGTCTGCTTCTTGTTGAGTTATATTTGGATATTTTGAAAGATTCTCAAATTTAACTTTTGAAAGCAGTTTGCCATAGCCAATGGTTGGATAACCAGCTGCGTCGTGATAGGCTTTTAATGAACAGCCTTCAAATTCTTTACACAATTGAATTGTGATGTCAATTGCTTGATCTATCGTTTCTTGGTTCATGGTTGGCACTCAATCTTTGATGTTCAAATCTTTTTCGGTGAGAATTAGGAATTGCATTCCGTGTTTCATCGCGAATGCTTCTGCTGCTTTCCATTTTGCTAAGTTCTTAGAATACGTTGAAACCTCATTTAACATAGTCTTTTTTCGCCTTCCCTTTGAAATCTTAGGAGGCTTGGTTTGAGATGATGGTTTGATTTCAATTAAACAAGTGGCAATAGTGTTATCTGCTCGCTTAACCTTTATCCAAAAATCCACGAAATATCTATGAGATTTCCCATCCCCTTCCCAGAAATATGGAACTACTATTTCCTCTGATGCCCAAGAAATCACGTCTTGGTGTCTATCGCACCATAGCATGAACTTTCGTTCGAATGAAGAACGATAAATGATTTGTGAAACATCCCCTACATATTTTTCTGGATGTTTTGGATTGAATTTTCCTTGAAGGAAGTTGAAAGCCACGGTTTCCCAAACGATAAATAGTTGATTACAAGTTATTTATCTCTCGGTGGGTTCAAATGTTATTTGATTATACAACTCTTTCAATGCCGACACCAACACAGGCAGAACTACAAAACGACAAAAACCCAAGTAGTGCTGCCCCGCCCACGAACAGTGGCAAACCAGTAGTGGAGGGGTTGACCGCACTTGGAAATAACTTGAAGTTCCCATCGGACCTTGGATCAGCTGGAAATTCTCATAGTGTTACTTTCTTTATTAGTGTAGTCGAGAATAGCCAGAATAAAAAGAGTTACGGGAATAGAATTTCAAGCGATTCTCCCTTATATCAAAGAGATGGCGTGTCTTCGGCAAGTAAAATGATTTCAAACGTTAGTTCAGGAAAAGTGATTACAAGTTACAAGAGGTTGAAAAATACTATTCGGCTTCCATTCCCAGATAATATTGTGACGAACTATACCTTGAATTGGGATCAGGATGCAGCTGGACTTGCATTAGAACTGGGAACGGCTATTGACGGAATCGCTGGTTCAGAAAAGAAAATGAAGGATGCGATAAAAATTGCTACCACCTATGCTATTCATGGTGCAGGTTCGATGTTGAATTTTGTGGGTGCGGATTCTCTAGCCAATGCTGTTCAACTTGGAACTAAGCAAGTTAGAAATCCAAGAATTGAAGTATTATTTAAGGGAGTTAATAATAGAACATTCGATATGAGCTGGGATTTCTTTCCGTCAAACGAACAAGAAGCAGCCGATATCAGAATGATTCTTCAATCGTTCAAACATCATGCTCACCCAGAACTCGTAGATGGAACTGCTGGAGCATTCTTCCTTTATCCATCGGTTTTCGATATTGAACTACGAACTGGCGACGTACAGAACCCATGGTTATTCCAAACATCGACCTGTGCGTTAACTAACATTTCAATCAATATGACGCCAACTGGAACATGGAATGCAGTTGAGGGGAGCAACAATCAACACTTTCCGGCACCAGTTGGATATTCATTAACATTGAGTTTTATGGAAATGGAAGTTCTTACAAAGAATAATATACAAGAAGCATGGGCCGAACGTTCTTCAAAAGCTGGATCAAAAACAGAGTTGAGGTTCTAAATGTCAATCGACTATTTCAGCAATTTCCCAAGCATCTACTATTTTTTCAATGGAGATGAGTCAACTGCAATTAAGGTTCCTCATATCTTAAGAAGATTTAAGATACTAGATTTCTACGAAAAAAATCCAGATTTGTTTGACGAATATTTTGTTAACGATGGCGATAGACCAGATTTGATTGCGTTGAAATTATATGACAATTCATATCTATACTGGCTGATATATCTAGCAAACTCAATCGTAAACCCAACAGATTTCCCGAAATCGTCATACGAACTGGATCGGTTTATTGAGATGAAATATGGTGTCGGAAATCAATTCGGCATTCATCATTATGTGAATAATGCTGGACACGTAGTAGATGCAACCGATCCTCAAGCAACAATTGTTACTAATATCATGTACGAAGAATCCCTGAACAATGCAAAACGGTCAATCAGAGTATTGAAGCGAAAATATGTAGATTATATTTTGCGCGAAGTTTCGAATATCGTGCAAGATTTAGACTCTAGGAAATTGTAGTAATGGCAACTCAATTCTTTCCTGCCCAAATAAAAATCAATAAGATTCTCATTATAAATGAGAATGATGAGATTGACATTACTCCGATTATCGGTGAATTGAGCATATTTGAAGATATCTATTCATCTTGTGTTACTGGATCTGTATTTGTAACTGACTCGTTTGGGCTGATTCGATATTATCCATTAACTGGGCAAGAACGTCTTTATGTTGAGTTTGACAATGCGTCGTCTTCGGAACCGTTGAAGTTTAACTTTTGGATTTATTCGGTAACTAATAGAGAAACTATATCAGACACTCTCGAATCATATTTAATAAACTTCGGTTCAATGGAAATGATTGCAAACGAAGCATCCAATATTTCGTTTGCAATGACGGACATATATTCAAATATGGCGGCAAAGGTGTTCAAATCTTTGAACACCAACAAAAAGTTTGATATCGAAGCGACAAATCAAAATTCTATCCACCATGTTGTATTTCCGATGTGGAAACCATTTAAAGCATTGAATTGGTTGGCGAGCAAGGCATATACGACTGCCGGTGCTGCTGGATTTATGTTTTTTGAAACAATGAGCGGGTTTAAGTTTCAAAGCATTAAGACTTTGCTTCGTGCCCCAATTGCGACTTATAAGAACCCAACAACTGGAACAAATGATGAAATACGTTATTCATATGAACCAATGAAAACTGGAACCATTGACCCATTTACAGTGTCAACATATGAGATCGTGAACACGTTTGATACTCTTAGTATGTTTGAATCGGGACTTGAGTCGTCTACATTATGGGTTCATGACGATTTAGAACGCAGAGTGGAAAGACGCAAATTAGACTATCTCGACTTCTATGACGATTCAAGCAACGAACCGTCAAATAATCCATTAGTCTATACCAAGACAATTTTTAAGTCAGCATTTGAAGAGCGGGATTCTTCAGTCAACGTAAAGAATTATGTTCAGACAAGTGCGTTCAATCCTACTAATTACTATCTACGAACTCAAATGTTGAGAGAAGCATCCAATTACGTTCGAATTAGGATGAATGTTCCTGGGTTTTTTGATCTTCGGTGTGGAATGAATGTTCATCTTCAACTTCCGAATGTTGGAGCTGACCAGAGATCGGACGCAGTTACAACAAAAGAAGAACATAAAGATCCATTGCTGTCCGGAAAATGGATGGTATCTGCCGTTAGACATATCGTAACTCTTGAGGGTTACCGAATGTCAGTTGAACTAATCCGCGATGCGTATAATAATCCAAAGGTGCCGGTATGAAACTGTATTATGCTTGTGTAGAAAGTCGGAATGACCCAGATAAGTTGGGTCGTTGTCGTGTTCGAGTAGTCGGTGTTCATACTGACAACAAAACAGTTCTTCCAGTAGCAGATCTTCCTTGGGCACAACCGATTCAGCCGATAACAAGTGCGGCAATGAATGGGATTGGTCATACACCGATGGGTCCAGTTGAGGGAACGTGGGTTGTAGTGGTTTTTAAAGATGAGGGATCGTTCCAAGAACCGTTAATTCTCGGAACGATTGGTGGGATTCCAGCCGATCCACATCTTGTTTCAGAAAGAACCGACGACTTGGTTACCGACGCATTCGGATCAATAACCAATGCCGCCGACCCGACAACAGCTGGGTTGACGTCGTATAATCCAGATGATCCTGGCGCCGTTTCGGTTGATTCAAACGGAAATCAAATCAACAAAACTCAGATTTTAAATTCATCTAATTCTCCTAGTTCAACTCAATCTTCGGCTTCATCTTCTGTTTCATCTGGTTCTATGTTGGACAAGATTGGAGAATTGACCGCAAATCGTGAATCTGGAAATGTTCCTACCATGGTAAACGATTATCTTGGTAAGGCTAGTGGAGATTTAGGTGGAGCGTCATATGGATGTTTCCAGTTTGCGTCTTATATGCCAGCGACGAGTTCTGGTAGACAGAATGCTCTTTCAAAGGGGAAATCTCCAGTCCTTCAATTCATTGAATCGTCTGGATATTCATCGACGTTTGCTGGAATGACACCAGGAACTCCAGCATTTGACAAGGCATGGGTTTCTCTTGCATCCGATCCGAACTTCAAACAAAAGCAATATGAATTTGCTAGATCGGTTAACTATGCACCACAAGTTCGTAAAAATCCAGATTTAGGAAAGCGTGGATATCCAATTCAAGAAATGTTGTTTTTGATTGGAGTTTGGCTTGGCCCCAACACATCAGTCGTTACGAAAGCGTTGAATGAAAAAGATATTTCAACGATGTGTGACGCGGAAATCGTTCAAACGTGTTTTGATTATATTAAGAACAATGTTCAGACACTTTTTAGAAGTAGCCCAAGTTATTGGAATGGTATTAGAAATCGTTGCACATCCGAATCGGCCGAACTACTTGTACTGTGTGATGCTTGTGGAGAACAAACAGAGAAAGCACCAACTATTCCACCAACTGGACAAGAAGACATAACGCCAGCACAACAAGCCGAAAATCAAAGAAGATTCCCGCCGCCTCCTGGTAGACAAAGAGTTTCCAATAAATTGGGGTTTAGAGATCCACAAGAATACTACCCAAGAAAGTCTTGGGTTGGAGAATCCGATGTTCATCGGTTGGCAAGAAATGAAAAAATTGATAACACTATTGTTCGGGTTAAAGAACAGAATAGAGTAACCAACGTAAATGTTGCATGTGGTGGCAAAGTCTGGGAAGAGCCAAAAAGTAAATATAATTCGAAATATCCATTAAATCACGTGACATGCACGGAATCTGGTCATGTAATTGAATTGGACGATACGGTTGGGGCAGAGAGAGTTCAAATTTATCATCGCCAGGGATCGTTTATTGAATTCCACCCAGATGGTAATATTGTTTTTAGAACACAACAAGATAATTTTGAAATCAACCTAAGAGACAAGAAGATTTATGTTGGCGGAGATTATTCGCTTTCAGTGAAGGGAAAATTGAGTTTTTTGAGTGAAGATGATATGACCTTTGAAACCAAAGGCGATTTCAAAATATCTTCGAATAAAAATGTTAATATTATAGCAAGCGACACTGCAAGTTTGTCTGGGAACACCGCGGCAGTTTCAGCGAGCGATACTGCATTTTTGACTGGATATACCGCAGCAGTTTCAGGACGCGGTGATACGTATGTGAATGCGAGGGAAGTTCTTCATCTTGTCGGCTTAGAATCAACAGATAGAGAATATAGATCATTTTCAGTCGAAACAGGAAACGTGTGTGGCGATACTTTAGATGTTTCCGTAAATAGAATGATTCTGGATGATGGAACAGTTGAACTTTATGAAAATGACTCAGACGAAACTGTTCCAAAAAATGAAGAATCTACTGCAATTTCAAACGGAATGACTGAAATACAAAGTCAAGATGCGGCAACATCGACCCCAACCACTCCAGAACCAACACCCCCTGGAACTCCGGACGATGTTATAACTGATGATAGGTTGTCCACACATTATTGGGTGAAAGATTTAGCAAAGAATGGATTAAAGGCACAATACGGGTTGACAGAACAGCAAATACTCGAAAATCTTAGGGTTCTTGCAACAACTGTTCTTGAGCCATTGTTAGCAATTTATGGGCCTAGTATGAAAATAGTATCTGGGCTTAGATATGGAAATACTCAAGCTGGAAATGGTAGAGTTTCGCAACATTGTAAAGGGCAAGCAGTCGATCTTCAATTTTCCGATGTTTCAAGGGCAGATCCTTTATTGGGAATAAATAGAGCAAGGGAAATCATGGCTGCGGTTGATTTTGACCAATTCATTTTGGAGCACCAACACTCCGAAGTGTTCCATGTTTCGGCAGTTGCAAGTGGAAATAGACACAAGCCCTGTTCGACTTTCGGTTCTGGAAATAGTGGAATTCTATCTGGACTTGTTGGATGTGATGGAAAGAAGTATGCTTGAGTGGGTAGATAAATAAGTTAAAAGGAATTCAAAATGAAAACGTTTAAAGAATATATCTTAGAAGGTAAGATGAAGGAAATTCACTCTGAACTCGAACAGATATTGAACAGGGATATCAAGAAATATAAGAAAAGTGGCGGAGACGAATGGATTGCTTCTCGTCTAACCGACGCTGCCAAGAAGATTTCGAAAGAATATGGGATTTCTGTTGAAGATGCAACCACTGTCGTAAACGATTACTTTGACGAAGCGATGCAGTAATGCGTTATGTTGATGTAGGTCTTTCGTTTCTGATGCATCCTAATACAAAGGATGTTGTTCAGCTCACTGACGAACAAGCGATAAAGGCTGCTGTCAAGCATCTGATACTTACCAATTATTACGAAATTCCGTTTAGTCCATATAGAGGCGGAAATATTTCTGCTCTTCTGTTTGAGACCTATACTGAAATTCAGAATGCACAAATTCAAGTTGATATCAAGAATTTAATTGATAGATATGAACCAAGAGTAAAGTTTTTGAAATGCATATCAGATTTTTATGAAGATGTGCCAGCATTAGCTGTGAGGATTTATTTTAGAATTTTATCGCTTAACAAAGACGTAGATATTTCAGTAATCCTGAAGAGAACAAGATGACTTCAATCGTTTCCGCTAATGTTACCTCGTTAGATTATGATGGTTTGAAAGAAAGTTTAAAAAGTTTTCTTTCAAATAATCCAACCTTTACTGATTACGATTTTGATGGGTCTGGGCTAAATGCTATCATTGAGGTGTTAGCATATAACTCTCAGCAATATGCCTATTTAGCAAATATGCTATCCAATGAAATGTTTTTGGATAGTGCAATTCTTAGATCGAGTGTCGTGTCCCTTGCTAAATTGGTTGGATATACACCAAGATCAATCGTTGCTTCTCAGGCTCAAGTATCTTTGACGTTCGAAGGGGTGCCTTTGAACTATGTGAATCTTGAACTTCCAAAAGGAACAAAGTTTTCAACTAGAATTAAATCAAATATATTCACATTCGTAAACAGAGATTCTGTTTCAATTTTTCCAACGAATGCAATAACCAATCCAGGTCAGTTTCAAATTACAAATCTTCCGATCTATGAAGGCGAGATTATAACGAACGATTTCGTCGTTGTAAATCCAGCATCCGATAGATTTATTATTCCAAATAATAATGCGGATATATCGACGCTTCGCGTATATGTAAAGCCATCTGGTGGTTCAACTTTTTCTCTTTATACAGAAGCAAACTCTATTCTTGGATTAACTAATGCTTCAACAATTTACTATATTCAAGAAGTCGATTCAATGCAATTCGAAGTTTATTTCGGAGATGGCGTTTTAGGTAAATCGTTAAGTGTTGGCGACACGGTTAGATTAGAATATATTGCTACTAATGGAATATTTGGGAATTTTGCAAGAACATTCACAGTTGGATCGATTGGTGGATTTACTCCGATTGTAACAACTGATGTTACATCAACTGGCGGTGCTTCTGCTGAGGGAATCAACTCAATTAGACAAACTGCCCGAAAGATGTATTCGTCTCAAGATAGATGTGTCACCACACAGGATTATCGAGCAGTTATAATGGACAAATTCCCATACGCCAAATCAGTTAACGTTTGGGGTGGCGAAGCCGAGAATCCTCCAAAATATGGAAAAGTGTTCGTGTCTATTGCTACGCAAGACGGAACAAAACTGACTCAAGAAAATAAGAGAATGATTATAAATGATATTTTGTTGGATAGATCATTTCTTCGTATTGTCCCAACTATCGTTGACCCGCAAAATATTTTTGTCGGAGTGAAAACTGTTGTTAAGTACAATCCGAGACTTATAAATGATTTAACTGCTTTAAAGAGTTCGGTAAACGATAAGATTATTGCATTTGGGATTGATGCATTAGAAGGACACGGAAAACCTTTATATCTTTCAAATTTATTGTCAAGCATTGACCAGGTATCTGGAGTGATTGGGAATATCTCAACTGTAACCCTAGTATATCGTTTTGTTCCAAAAATAAACTCAACTCAAATTTTGAAGGTCGATTTCAAGAATCCAATTAAACTTGGGTCTGTTCGCTCAACTCCAATGAATTTCAGTTCCGACCAGTTGAGTTCGTATATATTGGAAGATGATTCGAAGGGAAACATCGTTGCTTATAAACTGAATGAATTTTCAAATAAAGTTTATTTACCAAATTATAAAGCTGGATCTGTTGATTATACTAACGGAACAATTGTTCTAGATAATTTGGTTGTTGAAAACTTTGTCGGTGAGTTTTCTGAAATAACTTGGGTCTGTGAAAATAACGATATCATTCCACAATTTAATCAAGTGCTTTATATCTCTCCAGAAAAGATTGATGTTCAAGTGCAAGCAGAAACGATTGTGTAATCAGCAAAGGATTATATGGCAACCGCATTAGATACCGTAATTTCGTTTCAGTCAAACGTTGCTAGTGTTCTTCCACGTTATTTGCTTGAAGATCAAGCACTCATCATTCCATTTTTAGAAGCATACTACGAATGGCTAGGGAAACCTGGTAATCCATTAAGTGCTGGCGCAAATATTCCGAATTACTCAAATATTGACACCACTAAGGCAGAATTCATTCAGTTCTTTAAAAATACATTTCTAACAGATTTTCCAGATGTAATTGCAAGTGACAAAACATTACTAATCAAACATATTTTAGATTTCTATAAAGCAAAGGGAACTGAAAAAGCATTCGAACTTTTCTTCAGAGCAATTTATAATAAACCAGTTGAGTTCTATTATCCAAGAAATGATTTGCTAAGACCTTCTAATGGAAAATGGGAAACCGTTTCTTCGATGAAGGTTCACTATTCGGGTGAAACGTCCGATGTGTTCAAATTAATTTCAAAGAGCATATATGGCGAAACATCCAAGACTCGGGCTCGTGTAAATAACATTATTTGTTATCTAGTCGGGGCAACGAAAGTTGCAGAACTCTTCGTTGAAGATATAGAAGGAATCGGGTTCCAACCTAACGAAACGATTAGATGTGAGGTTTCACCTGGAATATTTGTTCAGTTTATTTCATCCCCAATTGTTAATCGTATTGAAATTATTTCTGGTGGACATGACTTTGTCCCAGGTGAAACAATTGAAGTTCCAGTATCGTTTTCTTCGAAATGTCTTTTGAATGTTAAATCTGTTCTTGGCGGAGTCGTTTCGTCAATTAAAGTCGTGGCTCCTGGGTCTAACTATGCGGTCGGAGATAAAGTTGTTTTTGACAATATGGAAACGGGCGGTGGTGGTGCTAGAGCAATCGTCGAATCCGTTACAGTAGATGGCAATATTTCGTCTATACGAATTATTGATGCTGGCAATGGATATTTCAAGTCTCCAGCCGTAACGATTTCGTCTGTAAATGGAAGTGGAGCATCTGTTTTAGCCAATATATCTGGAAATGGATCCGTTAAAGAACTGGACATTGTAGGGTCTGGGTTTGATGTTAATGTGGCACCTACTGGATCTGTTGTGTCCATTGGGAGAAACTGCTTCTTGAAACTTTTTAGTGGAGCAGTTCATACTTATTCTGGATATAGTAATAAAGACGGGTTCTTAAACGATAAGGATAGAATTCAAGATTCCAATTTCTATCAAGATTATTCATATGTTCTGAAAGCGGGCGTTGACGTGTCGCATTATGCAGACATCATTAAAGAGGTTGCACATCCCGCTGGGTTCAAGATGTTTGGCGAGTTTCGAGATGTTACAGAACTCAATATGACCATGAATGGATGGAACATCCAAGACGAACTATCATCATATACTTTCTATACTGTGGACTATGATGCGTTCGTTGTTGGGGTTGGTCTTCTTGAGGACATCATCAATCTTTTCTTAAAGGTTGAAATGTGGAATGGAAATTCGTTCAATACCAATAATAAAATCGACGTAAACAAACTTGCAATACAAGAAATTGCCGATATCGAAGATATGATTATCGGAGACGTGTTAGATACTTCTGGATATATTTGCGATTCTCCATTCGTTGTCGATGGATATGCTCACGCTGATGAATATGATAATTCTTCATCTCTCGCAGCGATTGAATTAGAAATTAAAGCAAGAGACTGGTGGTTATTGGAAGAATATGTCGTCGACGATGCTATTTTAAATACCACTTATAGAGATCCAAACGTATATCGCGAATTTTACGATTTTACAATTCTGGATTTCAACGAACTCATCAATAATCCATATAAACGAAAGGAAGTCGAAGTTGCTGCATATGTATTGGGAGAATATGATTACATCCAACCGAGTACATCTTCTTTCTCGACAATGATTGCAAACGGTGAAACCTCGAAGCAAATCTGGTTAGATTCTCATTATGTAGTTGATTCGGCATTAAATATAGAAAATGAACAGTTTGAAGTATTTTCGTTGTTTAACAATTCGAGTTCCTTTGGGACTCCATATTTAAATACAAAGTTACTCGAGAGAATGGCTGGAGATGTAATAGATGATCCACTTTCTCCAAAGACAAGATTTAGTTATATGTCGACGCCAGAAATATTATCCTCAGACGACCCAACAAGATATTTCGCTGCGGATGGTCAATATAACATAGAAACGAAATCGTTTATCTGGAATCAACGACAAGTCGTTATTCCTCAACTAATTGGTAATTATAGCACCAATCAAACCAATGTGGGCGATTTTTACGAGTCACTTGCGTATATTGGTCGATATTCAAATTTGTTCAAGACGAACCCAAAAAGGTTTGAACAAAATAACACGAATGTGTTTGTGACTGTTGATATTTCTTAAAGGAGAATACAATGTTTTCGTTTTTAACAATGATTAGACCAATCTTGAGTTCGAAGATTCTTTGGGTTGGAATTCTTGTGGTCGTGGTTTTTATTGTGGGGACAATGTCTGGGGCTAAGCATACCAGAAACCATTATGAACCCATTGTAACTGAATTGAATTCTCGAATTGTAAATTATACAAAAACAATTGAGAATTATCAAGAAGTAATAAAAACACAGAATGCTGCAGTTGAAAAGTTAAAGGAAATAACTGACCAAAAACAAGTCATGATCGACGAAACTGTTAAGAGATTGGCGGAGCAAAAGAAAGTGTCGGACATTGCTATAAATACGATTAAGAACACTCCAAAACCTTCTAAGGATTTATGTGAAGCAGCAAGGGTTGATTTTATGAAAGAATTGATCGAAGAGAGGAAGACCAAATGAAAATCTTTCCGTTAGTTGTATTGTTGTTTTTGGTTGGATGTGCTGGACAGACCGTTAAGGAGCCAACTGAAGTCAAGGTTCCTGTTTATGTCCCATGTCAAGTTATTGTTCCCGATACTCCAACATTCGAGGTAGATAAATTAAATATCAACGCTGATATCTGGGATATGATGATTGCGTTAAGAGTTGAAAGACAACAACGAAAGCAGTTTGAGCTCGAATTGTCAAATTTGCTGAACGATTGTGTAAAGGACGCCAAATGAAATATCTTGATGTCAGATCTCAGATTAAAAGTGGCGACATATTGGCCTGGTCTGGGGGAAGTTGGAAGAGTTTGCGCGACATCAAACTTAACATTGTTCGCATTTTTACTAGATCGGAATATTCCCATGTTGGGATTGCTTGGGTTGTTGGAGAAAGAGTGTTCGTGGTTGAAGCAGTAATTCCACTTGTGCGAATTTACCCTCTTTCAAAACTAACACCATTCTACCTTATCAAGACTCCATATAGTTGGAGCAAAGAAGCAGAAGAGAAGATGTTAGAAACGGTTGGGAAACCATATTCACAATGGGAAGCAATCAAGGCATTTCTTGGTCTGAACACTAAAGACGAAAAAGTTTGGGAATGTGCAAAATTAGTAAATGATACATTGGCAACGATTGATCCCAACTTTGAAGAAATTCCAGATGTTCCAACCAATACTGTTGAATATCTTTTAAAGAATAATTCGGTAATTAGTTTTGTTGAATCGTGATTCAAGAATTTGCTAGATTTGCTAGTCAATATGAACTAAATACACAGCCAGCGGACTGTGCGTGTTGTACATATCAAGACAAGCACACTGAGTTGGCATGGATGATTTGGCAATGGATATGGAGATATCAGTGTGGATCACAATAGGAACTTTAAATAATGCCAGTTTTTTCAGTCACAAATAAAGCATCCGGGAAAGAGGAATATCGCTTTGAGGCCCAAGCTCTCACTGAGTTGGACTTATTTCCGTTCTCGTCGTTTGATTACACCGAAGTTATCGACGCGCCAGTAGCACAAATGCCTCAACTCGTATACGGCGGGAGACGCATATTATCGAAACTGGAGTTCAGACGATTATTCCCAGACACAGCGCGGCCTTATGTGGATGAATTCAATGCTACGTTTGAGTCAAGCCCACTTCTGACGGCGGATCAGAAGCGCGATATAAGATCGGGGCTGGAGGACTTCAAGGCGGCGTCAGAAATTAACCTGGATGATGCGTCCATTTCTCAGATTCTGTCGTTGTATGTTGCTCTTGGTCTCATAACCAAGACAGAAATGGAGACGATCTTAAATGGCTAACAAGTATCTCGACCATTATCTGTATGCCACTAATGCATCCTTTACTGGTTCTGTTTCTAGTACCACCTTAACTGTGTCATCGGTGACATCTGGTGTTATCGGCATTGGTTCGGCTTTAACTGGTGTCGGTGTGCCTGCTGGCACATTCATTACGTCTCTTGGCACGGGGCAGGGAGGAACAGGAACTTACAACCTCAATAACTCGTTTACCCTGTCGAGCACGACACTAACAAGCACGAATGGCAATCCGAGTATAGCAATGCCTGCTTGGGGCGTTGCTCAAGATGGTGACGGCCTTGCTCCAGGGCAAGCAACCCCCGCACTGGCTTCGTTGACAATAAATGCAGTAGCCGCTGCTGGAAATACCATAACCATTGCAGGGGTAACGCTCACTGCGGTTTCTTCCGGCGCTACGGCCACACAGTTTAACGTAGGCTCAGACGTTAATGCCCAGGCGACGAATATTGCTACCGCACTCAACGCTGCAACTGGTGCGGTTGGCGCGAATGTCTCGGCAACGCTCACGCAATTGCGCAACATTATATTTGCATCCGCAAGCGGATCAGTCGTCAATATCATGACCCGTCAGGGTAGTGTCAACTCGAACTATGCAAATAACAGTTATATGGCGATTTCTTCGTCAGGGTGGAGCACTGCGCCTACTGTAGTACAGTTTGCGGGTGGAACATCAGGCGCGTGGGGATGGCTGTTTAATACTTATGTCATGTGGCCTAGCGCCATTGCTGTTGCAAACTACGGGTTATTTGGAGCGACGCAACCGTTTCTTGGAGCGGTATCTCCAGGAGACAACATTTATGTGCGCTCAAATAAAATTCTGTATTGCTACAACGCAAATTACTACTTAACCCCACCGACAACTTTTAGCACGGCGGCACTCCCGACAAATATCATTTTTGATGACGGGACTAATGTCCCGGCTTGGAATGCTGACGCACCCGATCCGGTGTTTAGAGTTAATTGGGCGTCCGATACTAACCTAGCCAACTCACTTTCCCTGATTGCTCACAAAGCCACAAGAATTGTTGGGAAAGTAAATTCAACAGGGCTACCTAATTTACAATTTCATAACACAAACTCCGCTATTACGAATGGTACATATTTTGCATGGACTTTTTCGAATAATTGTTATGCGAAAGGAGTCGGGTTCTATAATGACTACCAAAGCAACACTGGCATTTACGCACAATTAGCTGTTTCCAACTCAGCCGATGCTGGCGCTGGTGTTATGTTTGACGATATTTTTATGTCGTTCAGCAATACGTCTAATAATATATACGACTTGGGGAACGCTTACTGTTCGGGCACGATCCGAAACCTTGTATTTGACAATTCGGGGGCGACTGCGCCGCATACAGGGTTAATAAATTGTGTTAGCGCAAACAATGATCTAGTTATCAATGGGATTAAGGCTATCAACTGCCTTGTGGGCTCCAAATCAGTAAAAAGTTCTAGCGGTATAGGTGCTGGCAACATTTTGATTATCAATGCTGATCTTGGCAATGCTTTTGCGTTTGATCCAATCGCATCAATGTATGGAAACGGTAATAATAATACCTTGTACCGAACTGTATCAATATTTTCTAGTGCTGTAACCAGAGATTTCCAGATAAACACCATACGCGGCAAGAGCGACTGGATTTCTGGTCTGGGCTTTCCAACGCTTAGTGCTACGCTGCTTGATGGGGTGACCCCTTGGAGTATTAAATTCCTCGCCAGCATAATTCCAGGCCAAACATCAACAGGTAGACCTCACTCTAGCCCACGCATATCGAAGATCAATTCGCTCGCTAATGGGGCAAGAACAATTACTCTGGAATATCTGCTAAATGACACGTTGTCTGGGATTGATACCAGCAATCTTTGGGCAGAGTTGACATATACCGATACCAATGGACGAGCCGTGTACTTAACGACTCGCCAGATTTTCCCTGCCGCAGCATTAACGCCATCGACGAACACTGGATGGTCTACGTGGAATGGGACCAAGGCAACGTGGATATCTGGCGGAACGATCAACTTTGACAGGTATAAATTCGTGCTAAGCACTCCGGCGGGGCATGACATGACTTCTGGTTGCGAGATCATTGCTCAGGTGCATATTGGGACATCAGTAACCAATGTGCAGCAAGTGCTGTTTATCGACCCTGATATGAGTCTTGCATAATGGCTAACGCTGTATTCGCCCCGATGAACTCTAGCTACGCGAACGCGCTATCAGTTCCCAGCACCAGGGGGCCATTTACTGTTGGCGGAGGGGTGGCCGTCTCAAAAGGGCGCCTTCCCACAGACTCTATTGGCAACTTCGCGTTGACTCTAACCAATGTGGTAGTGGGTTCCGCAATATCTGTTGAGGCTTACAGTACGGGACAGCAACTATTCTTTGGAGTAGCTGCAAGCACGACGCAGCTCATAAATCTAGGGGTGTATCAATCCGGCGATCCGAAGAACGATCTACGGATCAAAGTGCGGCAAGGAACCACGGCACCCTACTATAAACCATACGAAACACGCCAGACGGCCACTGTAGGATCGACCAGCCTATATGTCGAACAACAACTTGATTAAGGGGAAGATTTTATGTCTATAACCGCAACAGATTTTAGTATAGCAACAAACGGGGACTTGCGTAGTGTAGCAGGAACGTCTGTTTATTCGGTGCTTGATCTCCATGCGTGGTTGCAAGACCTCGCTGATAATCCGAATGTAACTGCTGACGATAATGTCTCTATCTTAGGCGCTGTACCGTCGGAACTTGCTGGTAAGCGTAATGCTCTTAGACCGTCAGCGCTGACGCTTCTAAACGGCGTCAACATTGACTCCTTAACAAGCCAGCGCTTTTACTTCGGTTCCATTGAGCAAGGAAGCGGGGCGGAGTTATATACCGGCATCAATACCATCGGTTCAGGTTTGACAGGTCGTAGTCACTACGTTGTGCAGAATGGCGCCAAGTATAATTCTGGCACTAAGTGGTGGCCTGCCGGGCCGATTAGGGCATTGTTTAAGGTAAAAACCGCAGGCGCTCTAATCAACTCGGGCATTGTTACCGTGCTGTCCAGAGAATGGGGTTACGCATTCAGCCACTTCGACGTGGACTGTTCCGCTGGTTCTGAACAGGTTGCTGCATTGTCGGTGTCGGCCGACAGCAATATTTCCAGGCTTGTCGGAAACTATACTGGCGGTGCAAATACCGTTACCTCTACAACGCCCGCGGGTGTCGTCACCCTAACCTTCGGTTCTGTTACTAAAACATTAGGAAGCGTGACCAAGCTATATAAAGGCACGATTTCTTGGACGGGTGCGTTACGGCTGACTGAGGTGTATCAGGCTTTGCAGTGGGCTTGCCATGAAAACAGCACGGCCACGCTGAACGGTATAGCGGGGTGGCAATATCGGAAACTGGACGCCGCTTATAATGATGTCCAAGCGGCTCCCTTTGGTACACTATCTGGCGGCAAGTTCTTTGCTGCGCAAGGCTGGTGGATAGATGTAAACAGCCTAAATAGCGCGGATTTACAGGCGTATCAACTGATAAGCGATGATGGCACCACAGTAGTACCACCAAACGTTATCGCCGTATCCGCCGGGAATCTGCTGTCCACTGACTACATCCTCATAGGTAAAGACAATGGCACTGGCGGATTCAACACAACCACTGGCATTACAGGAACAGGAAGCGCTTCTGGTACTACGCTAACCCTATCCAGTGCGCCTGCGGGTGATGTTGCTACTGGCGCAGGGTACATTCGCATTGCGAATAATCCTCACACCTATACCGGAATATCGGGCACAACCGTGTCTGGGTTGTCGCCCGCGATACCGTCTGGTGGATACTCTGCTGCATCGGTATGGTTCCCGTATATCGACAAGCAGACATCGCAAACATCGGAATCGAGCGGGACATTTAACTATGTGGCCGACTTTACGGCGCGCGTTCGTGTCCGTAATGGCGGGGCATCGCCCATCGTGCCATTTGAAACCACGTTCCCGGTAACTGTTACTGGCGGATCAGTTAATGCTATTCGAAACGCTGACGTTTAAGGCATAAAATGTCTCTTACGGTAGACTTTGCGAGCCGGATAGTACATTCGGACGCCTCCATTACAGATATGGTGGCGTTTCACCTCGCGCTGCGCGATATTGAGGACGGGGCGGATGCTATAATCTATCCCGCCATCCATACGTATAAAGAAGTCAGCCTGGGTGGCGGGGCGGTGTTCCCCGCCATTGCTTTTGTCAATGGATGGACACTTCAGTTTCCAGCTGGAAATTGGGTTATCCGCGGTGGTAACTTGGACTGCACGATCAACCCAGTACCAGGGGCATATATTGAACGCACACAATCTGCCGCATACGCAGTTACCAGTATTGGTGCTGGTGGAGCAACACCTGCGGATATTGCCACAGCAGTGTGGTCGTATACACAATGAGCGCGTGGACTAATCTGTTGGCAGCATCCAGTTTAACCACTGGCACGGCTTGGGATTTACTCACTCACCCGAAAACTGGCGGCGGAAGCATCTTGGTTCACGACGCCGTTGGGACGATCAATGACATATCTGTCTCTGCAGTGGTAATAAATGACCTATCTGTCTCCGCCGTGGTAAACGACATATCCGTTTCTGCCGTGGTAAACGACATATCCGTTTCTGCTGTGGTAAACGACACTACAACGAATATTGGCATGTATAACAGCGATACAGCTGTTACGGCCTACACTCCAGACGTAACAATCGTATCAGTTTCACAAGGTATTTGATAGGAGCCACTATGGCAATTATAAGACGCAGACGCGGCAATACACATAAGGATTTGCTGACAATCATCAGTTCATCTACGAATTTGCCAATTGACATCACGGGGTGCAGTTTTGTCATGAACATCACCACCGATAAGGCGCCCGACTCACTCGGCACCAATTTATTATATTCGCTGACGGGTACAATTGTCGCACCCGCCACAAACGGCCAAGTCACATTCACTCCAACACTGGACCAAGCAACGCAAGCTGACGGTACCTACTACTACGAAGTGATTATGACGGATACTCAAGGGCTAACTGAAACCGTGGCACTGGACAAGTATATCTACTATTGACGGTAGGGGATAAATACAATATGAGATCAATGTAGTTAAAGGGAAAGAATAATTCGGTAATTAGTTTTGTTGAATCGTGATTCAAGAATTTGCTAGATTTGCTAGTCAATATGAACTAAATACACAGCCAGCGGACTGTGCGTGTTGTACAT